CACGCACAAGAAGTATGACGTGTATTACTTTGACGGCGGAAAGCGTCTTCAGATTGATGAGGAGACTGATGAGCGCGACTCGGTCGTGAAGAAGCGCGTCATGGTGGATGACTTCTCCCTCGAGGGTATGCCTTTTGACGTGCGTCTGGGGGTCTCGACCGAAGTCCCCTTCGAGTACGACGGCGAGACGGCTGCTGAACAGAAGACCAAGGAGCGTTGGTCTTTTGTGCGGAAGAACCTGTCCATCGACCTCTCCAAGATCCAGGGTAACCCCGACGACCCTGATTGCGATGACGATATGTCTTACCAAATTGAGATGGAAATTATTAAGCCTTCCCTAGTGGATTCACGCGACACTGGATTCAATTTGATTTATAAAATCTTCGACCTCATGAAGTGTGTTTAATAAATATATTATTTAAATTATATGATGAACAATTTGAACAACAACGAACTTCGTATTGTCCTAAGCCACCTTAACGGGGCTGAACTTGCGCATATGAAAACTGTATCTACCAGGTATAGAAACTATATTAATAGAAACGCGACTCTTTCCGATAGAATACGTAGGGAGCGTAATAGACGCATGACTATGCAGCACATAGTACGGATGATTGGAGAATTAAATGGAACGATGTTTCAATTAAATCAAAATCAACAAAGAAGAATTATAGACCATATTATGGCTTTCCCACAGAATCGCCACCCACTAACATTTGTGGGTACTCGTCAAGCATTTTTTGATTTTTTCCATTAAGTCTTCTTAATGGGGCCCACTGCTGGACCTAGAGGTTTGGCCTTTGGCTTGGCCTTGACGTGGTTGATCCAGAGTGATCTGTACTTGTCATTCACACCAATCTTCTTAAGATTTTCCCATGAATAGCCTTTGTTTGGTTTATATGCAACCCCCAAACGATTCATGTTATTCACGAGACTTTCAAACTTATTTTCCATTGGAATTGTCTTGCGCTTCTTCACGGGTGTCCCTGCTGGCGCCTTCTTCTGCGTAGCGTTCTTAACCTTTGGCGACAGCTTCGGCACTTCAAACTTGAAGTTGCGAGGGGGGTTCCATGCCGGTACGTGCTTTATCTCACCTGTAAAGACATTCTCTACGTTCCGTGCAATTCTGCCAGTCTTGGGTATAGTAGAGTTAATCCACGCGGTAATCGCAGCCTTGGCGTTCTTCTTCGTCTTTGCCACTAGCGCCGTCTGCACAAGGATCCTCTTGAAACTATTCCGCATATTTGCTGGGACCCAGTTGGGAACGACCGCCTTGGCCTCAAGCTTGGTCATAGTAATCTTGTTCTGAGCCTTCTTCTTGAAATCCTTTGTGAGAGTTCTCCAGACGGCATTCACCTGCGCCTTGACGGGCTTGCCGCGCGCGCCTATATTCACCTTGCCTATAGCCTTCTTGAGTCTCTCGAGGTTGGATGGACTGGTCGCCAGGTTACCCATGCGCATTGCCAATTCTAATTCCAAAGCGAAATTGTTATTGGCACTTGAAGATGCGCTCGAAGAGGCGCTCCCACCACGTGCTACAGGTGACTCGCGTCGGGCAGGACCAGCCACTGCACGACCCGCCTTGGTATTCAGAAGGAACTGGTACCGGTTCTTTGCTAATTTAGTTTTGAAATTAGAATACTCATTTGCCGTGAGGTAACCCTTGGCGATGGCATTCTGTTCGGGAGCCTTGAGTGTGGAAAACTGGCGAGTTCTGGAAGCCTTATTGGCATAGTTGCGGCGCACGGTGCCATTGGATAGGAAGGTGTGCTTGACACCACTCATCGTCACGTTAATAGGTTGAACTTTGGGTGCTAATTTACGTTCAAATTCAGCACGGATTTCAGCCACCTTCATCTTTTCAGTGACGCGTGGGAGCTCCAACTCGCCAGCCATCTCCACGAGTGCGTTTTTATTGTAGCGTTCAAGCTGCTTGCCATTGATGCGGAGGTGCTTGTCCTTACCGAGGTTGATCACTGGCCCACCTACTGAAGCTGCTCCTAAATTTGCATTTGAAATTTTGAATAGTTTCTTTAGGTGCTCTGGAACGTTAATTCCGGCGGAAGAATAGGCCTTTATGACGGTCTTCTTGGCGCCTGCTTTCCCACCTGGTATCTGGTACCACGATGGGCGACCCTGCTTATCTGGTCTGACGTAGTATCCATTTCGGCTCTGGTTGTTCCAGCCGGATGGGCCGGTAGCCTTGGGGGCTTTGCCGCGCACAGCAGCAATCTGTGCATTGGTGATTTCAAGCTTATTGATTACGTTGCGTGGTATATTCACACCAACATTAGCGTAAGCCTTTATGACCTTGGAGCGAACGAGCGACTTGTTTGCTGGAATGGTGTAGAAGCGCGCTTTGCCATCTGGACCTGGGCGGACATAGTATTTGTTTCTCGTGGCTGACCAGCTGCCTGCCGGTGAATATCGCGCCTCGGCCATGGCCGCACGCTTCTCCTCCTTCTTGGGCTTTTTCAGCTGAGGCCGCTCGCGCTGACCGGAGAACAGAACACCACGCATCTCAGTTGCGAGCGCCTTGAAAGCGCGAGGTCCAAGTTCAGGATTGATAAGGGTCGAGCACAGAATAGTGCCGTTTCCATATATATTTAGAGAAACCTTGTAACCGCCGATTTCGGTCGAGACCGAGACTCCAGTCTTGAACTTTCTGTTCTCAATATTAGCCCCAGCTTCCGTGAGTTTGAATTTAGAGCTCGGAACACTGGAAGGGCCCCCATAGAAATGCGCAATGGCAATCTGTGGGTAGTTCTTGAAGAAGCTCCCTTCAATATGGCTGCGGATCTTCGCTGTATCAATATCTCTATTACAGTAGAAGCGGCTGGCAATGTTGGATATGGAGAGTTTATCCATGAGGTCACCGAACTTGCCCTTTAAATAGTCCTTGGCGAGCAGTCGCACAACGCGCTCCCAAGTGCCCGTCGTATTTATGACGACGGACCCAGTCTTGTAAATAAAGACTGTTGCAGTTTGCGGCGGGTTGATCATCATGTAGTTGAGCTTGATGGAGCGCACTGTACCGTCAATTTCACCAACTGCTTGTTTGTTCAGAGTTTCGCGGTAGTGAGGTTTAGCGCCTATGTGTTGAAATCCCTCAATTTCAGTCACCATGTAGTTTTCTCCCCGTGCCATTAAAGTCATGTCGGCCAGATTGGGATTAGTCACACGCGTAGTGACGGAGCTCGTGAATACCTTGGGTTTCGAAAGGGCATAATCCGATCCAACTTTATTGGAATATATTTCACGTCCCTTTCGCCGCCTGAAAGCAGCCTGAATTAGTGCAGCTTGCGCATCGCGCACGCTCATTAATATGCATCAACAATATTATTTGTATCAATTTTGATATCAATACCGAATATGAAGGGTTGCGCCGAATACGAGCGCTCCTTGTACATCTTCGTCTCTGTGCGAACATCGAGCTCCTTTGAACTGAAAGGTCCAGCGTAAAAGTCTGGGTTGAACTTGAACTTTCCGAGGTTGTTCTCTTGGCAGTGCTGGTTGAACGCAGCCACGAACAGCTTCTGTGGGCAGAACAGGCCCTGGCCGTACTCGAGCTTCTCGCAAGCCAGGAAGTTCTGGAGAGCGTTTGTGACCATCGCCACCTGGCTCTGGACCGACTTGAAGTAGGGCGGAAGAACGTTCCAGATATCCTTGTCAGAGTACTTATTCGCGTAATCTAGGTAAGCCCTGACGCACTTGCACAGAATGGCTGGGATCTCCTTGTCGAGCTTCTGATCCAGGTGAGGGTCTGCGTCAGCCACCTGCTTGGCGAAATTCACCGTCACGAGGCGGCGCAGCACCGACCCCGAGTTGTCCTTCCAGTTGGGAACCTCGTTGCCAGCCAGAATACCGGGCGTCTTCCACTGCATGCTCACTGCACTCTTGAACTTGCGCGCGATACTCAGGTCCTCCCCTGAAACTAGCGACTGGAACTCGGCCTGCTCGAGCTGCAAATCACCCTTGACCTCTGGACTAATAAACATGAAACCGTCATGAATCGAGTCCAGACCAAACTTCTTCTCGATATTGTTCGACAGAGTCTTGACATCGCTCGTCTCGTAAAACTTCTTGCAAATCTTGGTGATAATTGTCGATTTGCCTGACCGGGCGATGCCCTTGAGGAAGGGGATCACCTGCCAGCCGTCCAGGTCATTCACATCGAAGCATAGACGGCCGCACATCACGTAGATCCACTTGCAGACCTCATCACCAAACTTCTGATAGTCCAGTACTCGCTGCATGTGGGGCGTGGGGATGTTGTACCAGTCTGCAGTGTCATCGTACGGGTTGAAATCTTGGTCGAAAAACTTGGAGCTCACGATGGTGGGGTCGAGCTGACCAAATTCCTTGCTTTCGTATGGGTAAAACTTGATGGTGTTGCACTGCTTCGCCTCGTCCCAGTTCTTGCCGATCAGCAGGCCGTTAGTGAAGGACCAAGAGTGGCGGTTCTTCTTGATCTCGGGAAACTGATAGTCCTTGCAGGCGGTGAGATGCCTTGTGACGTCACCCACGGTGTTGCCCTTTGATGTGAGATTTTTCCACATTTGATAATTTGTTTCCTTCTGAGTCTCGTCATAGACAAAGTCCTTGATCTCCTTGATGGGTTTCCAGGCGCGCGTAGCGTGGCCCGCCGGTGACATGATCTGCTCGCAGCACTGATCACGGTACCGGTTGTACTTCTCGTCATAGGCCCGGCTCAGAAGGTACAGCAGGAGGGTCTGGTACGATGACTTGTCCTCGTCCTCCTCAGGGCAGGGCTCTACAAACTCGGCTTGGGTCGGAAAATTCACAATCGCGTAATTGTCCTGCCAGGCGCGCCACATGGAGAACATGTTCTTCCAGTACCGAGAAAGACGGTTGATTCGCCGAATAATAATAGTTTCATTTTCAGCAATATCCTTGGATGGCGAGCGTTCAATCTTCAGGTGGATGGCCTGAGCCCGCATAGCCCGGCACAGGTACATGAAGTTTTCCTTGCGCTGTTTAATCTGACCATCCAGCTTTTTCAAATCAAAATTAATAGGATACCCATCGGAGTTTTTCTCCTGGTTAGGGGGGAGGAGGATATAGCGCCAGGCGATCTCAGGTACCGTAAGATTGCCTGCAGCTTTCAGTTTGATTTCATGCTCACGATAATCAAACTCGTATTCCATATCTTGACGACTCCACTGGCACACAGCCAAACTGTTGTACCGGTTTCTAATCTCCTCGAGATGCTCAGGCGACACATCTTTCTCGATTGTAAGTGGAGTTGTCATTGTAATATTAGGGTTTCATTTTTTTAAGCCTGGACCTCCTTGGTCAGGGCTGACAGAATTTTCACCAGAATTTTGTTCTGCATGGCTAGGGCATCGGCGATTTTCTCGGTGGCGTCCTTCATGCTGACGAGTGCTGTTGCGATGGTCTCACCCTCCTCGGTAGATAGGAAGGAACCCAGGAGATCCATCATATCGGCACCCTCGTCCATCTCTTCATCCTCGTCCATATCAAGCTCCTCGTCCTCGATAATATCGGGCTCAGGGTGGGCGGTGTGGCGGGCAGACATATAATTTTGAACCAGAAAATGAATTTCTCTTGTGGGCGCGATTGTCTGGATTTTTTTTCTTGGGGTATATCAAAATGGCAGGTGGTCTTATGCAGCTGGTCGCTTACGGCGCGCAGGACGTCTATCTTACCGGTCAGCCCAAGGTGACCTTTTTCCAGGCGGTGTACAAGCGCCACACTAACTTTGCTATGGAGAACATTCAGCAGACGGTGAACGGCTCCGCTGGCAACAGCGGCCGTGTGTCCGTGACCATCGCCCGCAACGGCGACCTGGTCGGCAACATGTACATTGCCCTGACGCCCATTACCCCAACCTTATCCAACCTGACGTCCAACAACAACATTACCGACATGTGCTGGGTGGCTGAGCGCGCGATCGCCGCCGTTGAGCTGACCATCGGTGGCCAGCGCATCGACAAGCACTACCAGACCTGGTTCCGTCTGTACGCCGAGACCTTCCTGGGCGAGTCCGACAAGATTGCCTACGGCAAGATGACCTCTAGCTCCGCCCTGTCCGTGACCAACTCCACGTCTCGCGTGTATCTGCCTCTGCTGTTCTTCTTCAACCGCAACCCAGGCCTGTTCCTGCCCCTGATTGCCCTGCAGTACCACGAGGTCCGCCTGGACTTCGACCTGACCAACTACTACCAGAGCTACTTCGGCACCAACGCCGTTGAGGTGTGGGCCAACTACGTGTATCTGGACACCGAGGAGCGCCGCCGCTTCGCCCAGAAGGGCCACGAGTACCTGATCGAGCAGGTGCAGCACACCGGCGGTGACACCATCACCAACTCCACCGAGACGTCCGCCTCTCTGACCCGTCTGTCCTTCAACCACCCAGTGAAGGAGCTGATCTGGTGCTACCAGAACCCAGCCATCTCGGCCACCACCAACCTGAACGCCATGTGGAACTTCACCACCAGCACGTCCAACGTGCAGATGACCGTAGCCCCCGGCTCCGTGGCGGCGGGCGCGTTCTCCAGCGGCCTGCTGCCCCACGAGATCGGCTGCCCCCATCTGATGGGCAACTGCGCCTCCACGTCCAACCTGTACATGATTGAGGAGGGCGACCGCAACGCAGTCGTCGGCGGCTACGAGGTGGGCCCCATGCACCAGTTCAAGCTGGTGCTCAACGGCCAGGATCGCTTCAAGGAGCAGCTGGGCAAGTACTTCAACCAGTACCAGCCCTTCCTGTACCACACCGGCACCCCCTACTGCGGCATCTATGTGTATTCCTTCGCCCTGCAGCCAGAGGAGCACCAGCCAACCGGCACCTGCAACTTCTCCCGCATTGACAACGCTCAGGTGTCCGTCAATCTGAAGAGCACTGGCGGTGCCGCCGTTTCGGCTGGCTACACCCTGCAGAAGATGTTCGCAGTGAATTACAACATCCTGCGCATCCAGTCTGGCATGGGTGGCCTTGCCTTCTCGAACTAGAGAAACTGCAAGTTTCTCGCAAAAAGAGGGCCTTTTGGCCCTCGCCAAAAATACCGGCCTTCGGGTCCAAGAATGATAAAGATTCCTGGGTCAGAAATATATATGTAAATAATAAATGTCATGCAGTGATGCTCAAAAGAAAAACAAGGCAACCCTAATTCAGTCTGATTTATTCAGTATATTTTGCACATTGGCGTGCATTGCGCTCTTTATCATGCTCGGAACCGGGAGTAAAGGTCAGAATGGATCTACTTCTGGTGCCGGTTATATTATGTTCTTCTGCGCGTTCTGCTGCTGCTGCTCATGCCTATCATCCGCTTTAGACATGAATCAGGTGATGGCGTGCTAGTCACCCAGGTGCGTCAGCACCTGTTGAGCACCGCTACCCCCTCTCAATACAGTTCCAGCTCAATTTACCTCCAAAAATATCCTCAATTTTTTCAGCACAGAATTTAGGATTAAAATTAGGATTACAACAGAAAACGTCTAGATAAATCTTTCCGTTTTCTGGGTACGTGTGCGCCGAGAAGTGGCTCTCGGACAGCACAAGAACACCCGTCACCCCGATGGGCTCGAACTGGTGGAAAGCCTTGCTCACCACGTGGAGATCGCACAGCCGTGCTACAGACTCCATTCTAGTTTCCAATTCCCAAATGAAATTGATAACTGAACCGTTCAGCTCACCAAATAGGTGCTTCATTTAATAAAAAGTGCCATCTCTTTTTAAGCTCTGAACCACGAGTCCTTGACGGCGTTCATAATCCATAGAGATGCAATTAGGAATGAAAATCCAAACATGAAATCACCAGTGTCTTTTTGGGTTGGGGGCTTGGTCTTGCCTGCATCTATCATGATTGAAACTGAATAAGAGAACAATATAAGAGCCAGCACGAGTCCAAAAAATGGGGACATGCTGTTAAAGCTTCCAAGCAAAACCATTATTATATTACATGGAGAAATTATCCGGCCCTGACGTGATGAAGGTTATGATGATTAGGTGCGACACTATAGAGGAGGCTCTGGACGCGACGGCCAAGATTCTTGAAGAGCGTCACATTAAGGAAACCATTGATATGATTGAAAAAGGAAAACTTAATTTGAGTGAATTGAAAGGTCATGTGGAGTCACTGGCTCCGGTAAATCCTGGAGAATTTGTTTGGAAAGTTCTCAGTTGTATGCGTTGTTCCCGCCGCGCCCATAGTTGGAGAGGTTGGGGATACCGTTTCCTCCACTGTTTCCGTGACGAATGCTAGAGTACCACATGCTGGCAATGAAGAGGCCCATGACCAGGAAGAGCAGGGCCTGAAGAACATCTGATGGCTTCTTCTTCTTCTCACGGTCAAGGAAGGTGCGAGTGCCCTGGATCACCAGGAAGAATCCTACAAACAGGAAGATGATGTCCTGAAGGTCTTTAATATCACTTACTCCCATAGTTAATAGTTAAGGACATTTTATTCTGTAAAGTCAGTATGCAATTCTCCTACCTAGACGACGCGGTTCCTATTGAATCGATGATAGGAGACCTGAGGCTGCCGTCCTCGGTGTCAGATAATGGGTACCAGGAGGTGGAGCTGACTGATGAATGGAAAGAATTCAAGGAGACTTTATTTCAGTTTCAGCAGGAGTACGCTAGAACGTGCAAGGAGGCTTCCGATGTGAATTACGACGTAAAACACAAGATTAATGAACTTTCTAATCTGAAAAATATGGCAAGTATATTCACTGATGGAAGCGACTTAAAGGCCAGGGTATCTGATATGATACAACAGTTTGAGATCGACACCGACATCCCTGGGCTAACTTCTCGTCTCGCGGAGCTCAGGGGCTCATCAGCGGCGCAGCGCAGTGTTTTGTGTGCCTGGACAGATACGTTGATTTGTGTCTAGACCCATGTGGTCATGTGCTTTGCGTTACGTGTTGGAACAGACTGCCATCTAATGACCGTCGTTGCCCAGGTTGCAGGTCCGCCCCTCAAAAGGCTATCAAGATTTTTACGCTCTCGTAACTCAGTTGGTTAGAGTGTTGGTCTTATGGAGGAACGAAAAATCGTTCCGACTTAGGGGTACCAGAAGTCGCGAGTTCAAGCCTCGCCGAGAGCAGTATCGGTGTCCGAGCCTGGTTCAAGGAGACAGACTTAAGATCTGTTGGTGTTTTCACCACACGGGTTCAAATCCCGTCCGATGCATTATGGCTCTGTAGCACAATTGGATAGTGCGCCAGCCTTCTAGGGGGAAACTTCGTTTCACCTGGCGCGAGCTGGAGGTCGTGGGTTCGACCCCCACCAGAGTCAATGCGTTAAATCGCATAAAGTAAAGTGTTGTATAAGTATTGAGGGTGACCTCATCTGACCTTAGCTCAATTGGTAGAGCGAAAGACTGTAGTTGTTAGTAATTATCTTTAGGTCGCTGGTTCGATTCCGGCAGGTCAGACAAGGACGCGTAGCGTCCGTCGGGAACAAAGTTCCCTCGGCTTTCGTAGCTCAGTGGTAGAGCGTCTGTTTAGTAAGCAGAAGATCGTGAGTTCAATTCTCACCGAAAGCTTTGGCTGGCGCATTCCTCGACCTGGATAAGTCGTTAAACTGTTCAGAAAAATGCTCCTGTAGCTCAGTTGGTTAGAGCGCCAGACTGTTAATCTGGATGTCGCAAGTTCGATACTTGCCGGGAGCGAAATTTCTTCAACCTGAAATAAGATGATTTATTTTGGCTTGCAGATTCTTTTGGAAAAACATGAAAATGAAAACGAGGATTGGCAGACTGCGAATCTCGCTAGGGCGATTAAAGTCGCACCCAAGGATATGTATTTTGGATATGTATTTTCGTGCTAGATAAAGAACTATTCCAATTACTGAAAACTGGAGAGTGCATTCAGCCAATAGCATGTTTTTGGATTTGGATGGGTCGAGTCGCGGGAAGAGTTTGTCTAATAAACCTGAAACGAAAAAAGAGAATATAAAGCACACTGATGTTACAAAGGCGGCGTCTATGATCGCAGGCCAAGTCATACCTGAGACAAATTGAGATTTTTAATTTAAAACTAAAATTAATGTGTGACTGGCTTGTATTCCATCCAGATCAGGAAGCAGGGTTGATTCACATAGAGATCAAGTGTCAGCGCCTGATAGAGCTTCAGCCAGACTCTTACGAGGGGACTGACGCTTTCTGCGAGGGATTCTATCCAGTCATCGACAAGATCCAAGAGATCTGTGACCTTTATGGACTCAAACAGGAATGCTCGGCTGACGTGAGTGATATTGATGTCAAGATGATAAAGCCTCTCACTATGATGCGCATTATATGGAACGTCTATAACCACACCAAAGACAACATCCTTCTGACCAAGTGCGAACTCCAACACACGAGCCCTCTCTTTAACACCCTGTACTCCACCATGAAGGGGTTTCTCCCCAGATTTATGAGAAATATTATCACGTTATCTTAATGCAAGCCCTTCTAAATGTTCAAAAAATATTTAATAATGGGTGGCCCACGTCCAGACTGGCCGGTGGAGGACGTATTGGCAAAAGAATCCACCCCCCTCACCTGCGAGGCTGGAATTGGAATAAGCCGCCCATCTTCTTCTCTCAGTCTGCTATGAATTTGAATAGAACAAGAATTGTGAGGGACGTAAAAGACCTTGCAGATGGCGCTTACTTATTTATGATTCAATTTGATCCGAAAAATGGTATGTACTACAAAAAGTTTGCACGTGTAACTGAAAGTCTAGAGATGGGCACCCGTCACTTTCAATTACCATCTAAAAATAAAAATAAAATAGTCCTAGCCACAGGTGAGCTTGTTAAACATGGAAATAAAATAACATACAATTTTGAATCTGGAACATACATGAAGGCATTTCTTAAAATGTATTCGATGAATACTTTTCATGATATATTCAAAAATGCCATGAGAAATTCACAGGCTAATCTCACATACACCAACAAAATTCTCCTACCAACCGTACCTACCAAGTTAAAGAACCTCATCAGATTTGTTAATTCAGGTCGCGGGGTTCTCAACTATAATTTTGATAATTCAAATAGTGAAAGCGAAAGAGAAAACGCTATAAAATTAATTAAGATGTTGCACAAAAAACGCGTAAATGCAGGAGAGTCAAGCCCCAACTCACCCAGTGTGAAGCGTAAGAGAAGCCCCACGCCGAGACTGTCCCCCATCAAGGAAACCCCCTCTTCTTCGCGAGCCACGCCAAGTAGCGCTCATGGACCTTCTAAAAAGGCGCGCGTGTCACCTAATAAGTAAATCTTTCATAATAAAAGATGTTTGAAGCTTGCGTGACAGTTCATATTATTT